CTACAGTTTATGCCTCCATCTGAACGACAGGGAATCTTGAAAAAGATCTACGATAGCCTTGTGTCGGGTGGTGCGTTTATCTTTTCGGAAAAAACCATTTCTTCTGATTCGAGGATTCAAGACATGATCACATTTACTTTCTACGATCACAAGAGAAAGACATTTGATGATAAGGACATTCTTGATAAGGAAAAGACTCTTCGACATATGTTGAAGCCTAACACTTGGCAAGAGTTGGTTTCGATGTTGGAGACTGCAGGATTCGAGTCAAGAAAGATTCAACCCTTCTGGCAAAACCATCTCTTTATGGGAGCAATCGCAATGAAATGAACGAACAGTGGAAAAATAGATACTATGATCTTGCGGGTGAAGTCGCCACTTGGAGCAAAGATCCATCGAAAAAGGTAGGTGCGATAATCGTAGGAAACCACGGTCAAGTTCTCTCACAGGGATACAATGGTTTTCCAAGAGGTATGGACGACGATCCAAAATACTACGAAGATCGAGAAAGAAAGTATGAAAGAATTGTTCATGCTGAAGCGAATGCGATCTACAACGCAACACGCAACGGAGTTTCATTGGATGGTTCTACGATGTTTGTCTACGGCCTTCCGACTTGTCACGAGTGTGCAAAGGCGATCATTCAGGTAGGAATTTCTGAAGTGGTAATGAAGTGGGACAAAATTCCGTATAAGTGGCAAAGATCATGCCATTTGGCAGAAAAATTCTTTGACGAATCAAAAGTTAAACGCACTTACCTAGCCCCCTAAGTGTTCGCCTTTTTTTCTTTACAAACACCTAAAAATATGATAACCTATACAGGTTAAATAAAATTATGTCATTACTAAGTAAACTCAAAAAGTCTTCTCGGATTGGTGCATCAGATATTCTGTCTGATTCCAAGTTTTTTGCCGAGAAGGAACAAACACCAACTTCGGTGCCAATGATCAATGTGGCACTTTCCGGTTCTATGTCCGGTGGTATCTCATCGGGACTCACAGTCCTTGCAGGCCCATCCAAACACTTCAAGACATCCTTTGCACTGTTGATGGCATCGGCGTATCTCGATAAACATGATGATGCGGTTCTTCTCTTCTATGATTCAGAGTTTGGCTCGCCGCAGTCTTACTTCAAATCCTTTGGTATTGACACAAGTCGAGTTCTTCACAGTCCGGTAACGAACATCGAAGAGTTAAAGTTCGATCTGGTCAATCAACTCAATGAGATCGAAAGAACTGATAAGGTTATTGTTGTGATTGATTCGGTTGGTAATATCGCATCTAAGAAGGAACTTGATGACGCTATGAATGAGAAGTCTGTTGCGGATATGACACGAGCAAAAGCTCTCAAGGGTCTCTTCCGTATGATCACTCCTCAGTTGACGATGAAGGACATTCCTCTTCTTGCGGTCAATCACACTTACATGGAACAGGGAATGTTTCCAAAGGCGATTGTCTCGGGTGGAACAGGTGTTATGTATTCTGCCGACAATGTGTGGATCATTGGTCGTCAACAAGATAAGAAGGGTACAGAGATTCAAGGGTATCACTTTATTATCAATGTTGAGAAGTCTCGGTTTGTTCGAGAGAAGTCTAAGATTCCGATCTCTGTCTCTTGGGATGGTGGTATTCAAAAGTGGTCTGGTCTTCTGGATGTGGCACTTGAATCTGGTCACGCTCGTAAACCAAAGAACGGATGGTATCAGGCAATCAATCCTGAAACCGGAGAAGAACTAACCCAGAATCTTCGTGAAGCTCAAACTATGAATCGTGAGTTCTGGGAAAATGTTTTCGAGAAAACTGACTTTGCATCTTACATCGAAAAGCGTTTCAAGGTTGCAAGCAAGGATATGATACAGGAACAAATTGAAGGATGAATACTAAAATAACATACGTAGAAAAGGCAGATTCTGATTTTACTTCAATTAAAGTCTTGCAAAAACCCTATAATGGTATAATATACACATATGGAAAAGTTAAAGTATCTGAGCCTAATGGTGAGTGTGAAAATGCAAAACTCTCTTTTGATTATCGAGTCGAGGAAGTTCCTCCAGTCTTTGGTAAAACAAAGGAAGAGATTGAAAACGATCCAGACTTCTCACGGTTTATTGGTGACGTTCTTGTTGAAATTTTGGAAGACAGCGTAGATAATGACAGATCTTCAGACGATAATACTTCAGACGATAATAAAGAATGAGGACTTTTGCCGAAAGGTAATTCCTCACGTAAAATCGGAATACTTTGAGAATGAGAAGAAACCAGTCTATGAATTGATTCTAAGTTTCATCTCTAAGTTCAACAAAGTTCCTAACGTCACAGCCCTTGAGGTTGAGTTTCAAAGTTCTGCCGCACTGAATCGGTCGGATGCAAATGATATTCTTTCTTGCATCAAATCGATTGATCAGGGTGAACCAAGTGATACTGATTGGTTGTTGAACCGAACCGAAGAGTGGTGTAAACAACGAGCAGTTACTATTGCAATCGTCAAGTCTATTTCGATCATTGACGGAAAGGACAAGAAACACACCGAAGGTGCAATACCAGATATTCTATCCAAGGCTCTTTCGATCTCTTTTGATACAAACATCGGTCACGACTATCTTGAGAACGTCGATCAAAGATATGACTTCTATCATCTACAAGAAGACAAGAGTCCGTTTGACATTGAACTTCTGAACACGATCACAAAGGGTGGTGTGTCGCGAAAGACTCTCAACATTGTTCTTGCGGGAACAGGTGTTGGTAAGAGTTTGGCGATGTGTCACTTCGCTGCCGACAATCTTCGACAGGGTAAGAATGTTCTCTACATCACATTGGAGATGGCTGAGGAAAAGATTGCGGAACGTATTGATGCGAATCTTCTTGACGTTCAGATTGATCAGATTGAGAATCTTCCAAGAGATACTTTCAAGACTAAGGTTTCGAAGATTCGAGAGAAGACTCAAGGTAAGTTGATCATCAAGGAATATCCAACTGCGACTGCTCATGTCGGTCACTTTCGAGCTCTTCTGGATGAGTTGAGAATGAAGAAAGACTTCTCTCCAGATTCGATCTACATCGATTATCTCAACATTTGTGCAAGTTCTCGAATGAAGGGTCTGGGTGGATCAGTCAATACTTACTCATACATCAAGGCAATCGCCGAGGAGTTGAGAGGATTGGCGGTTGAATTCAATGTTCCGATCTGGTCTGCGACTCAGGTAACACGGTCTGGATTTGGTAATACTGATGTCGAATTGACAGATACTTCCGAGTCATTTGGTCTTCCGGCAACTGCGGATTTGATGTTCGCTCTGATCTCTACGGAGAAACTTGAAGGTCTGAATCAACTGATGATCAAACAACTTAAGAATCGGTACAACGATCCGACTCAAAACAAGAGATTTGTGGTGGGAATTGATAGGTCAAAGATGAGGCTGTACGATGTCGAAGAGTCCGCTCAGACTCTCACATCCGAGGATTCCGGTACTTCTGACAAGAGTTCATCTCACGATTTCAGTTCTTTCAAGATCTAAGTCCACTTTTACATCTTTTTTACACGATTGGGCCTTGACTTTCACAGGTTATAGTCCATAATGGGGTAAGATGATAGTTGAAATAGAAGGTTCTACCGAGACAAAGAGAAAACACGTCGAACAAGCCGCGTATTTCTTTGAGAGTGTTTTGTTCAAACGAAAGTTGCCAAGTCTTGTTCTGAACATTGAATTGATCCATCGACTCAAGTATAAGGAGGATACCGAAGGAGATTGTATCTGGGAAGACCGTCGAACAAAACCAAGAGAGTTTACCATTCGATTGGACTCGAGTAATCCCCTTGCGACTCTTATCGAGACCTTAGCGCATGAGATGGTTCACGTCAAACAATATGCCCTTGGAGAGATGAAAGATTCTGGAATCTCCCTTGATCTGGTGTACTGGCAAAACAAAGAATATGACTCAAGCAATGTTCACTACTATGATTGGCCTTGGGAGATCGAGGCGGCTGGTCGAGAAACTGGTCTCTATGTGAGATATATGGAGAAGTTTGAATACACTCACGAAAAGTGGGCAAAGGGGTTCATTTAAATTAGTTAATCTTATAAATAGATACATTATCTAATTCATGGGATCTATGTTAAAGTTTAAAGAATTTTTATCAGAGGCATACGATATTATACCAAAATCTCAAGTTGAGATTGATGATATTGGCCACCTATCAGACGATCAAAAAGAGAAACTCAAATCTCTTTATTCTTTTGTTACCCAACAAACTGGGATGCCGGATCCATTTGCCCTTTCTGGATCTAAAAAAGAAAAGGGAATAAAGGTTGCAAGAGCAGTTGCAATCGATCTCGATCTTCCTCAATTATCCAGTGAATATGGATTCAAACTATCTGCTGGAAATGGTTCGAGGGGAGGAAGAGGAAGCAAGTCGAAGGGATTTGCCTTTGAAAATCAAATTGTTTCAGATTTAGAAAAGTATAA